TACAGATGAAGAAAAAGATGAAGATACAGATGAAGAAAAAGATGAAGATACAGATGAAGAAAAAGATGAAGATACAGATGAAGAAAAAGAGTTAAAGAATAAAATACAAAAAGTAGGAGGAAGTAATATATTTAAAGAAGTAACAGATTCATTAAATATGAAAAGTGATAAATATATAACAACTAAAAATTTTAATGAACAATATAAGGGTTGGGGATTATTCCAATTTGTATAAGTTATTTTTAATTTGAAAAATAAATCCAATTAATATTAATATGAAAAATCAAATTATAGAAAAATCAAATAATAAAAATAAAGGTAATATTTCTAAAAAGAAAAATAAAAAAAAATGTTCTCATTGTTTTAAAAAATTAAAATTATTAGATGAATTTAAATGTGTTTGTAATAATATATATTGTTTAAAATGTAGATATCCACATGTCCATAATTGTCAATTTAAAAAAAATGATAAAAAAAAAATAGAAGAAAATAATCCAAAAATAGAACCAATGAAAATAGATAAAATTTAAAAACCGGTTATACACGGAAATAATGCTACTATTTTAGTTTTTTGTTTTAGTATTTTTTGTTTATTTTTCCAAGATTGTTCTCTATATCTTTTATCAAATTTTTTAAATTCTTTTATTTCTTCTTTTTTATAAAATTCTTTTTTTTCTTTATTAAATAATTTAGATTCTTCTTCTATTTTCTTTAATTTTTCTAACTCTTTTATTAATTTTTTTGGTGTATCTTTTTTTTTACTTTGATTTTTAATAATTTTAAATCTATCAATTACATAATCTCTATTATACCAAGATAAATATTCATATTTATTATTATCATCATCATCTAAATTACATAATGGACATCTACCATTACTAGTTTCTGTTCTAAACCAATCAATTATACAATTTGTATGAAAAGTATGATTACAATGTAAAGTATATGCATTCGTTTTATCTTTATCTATTTTTTCTAAACAAATACAACATTTATTTTCAATAGAAAATTCATCCATTATTAATTACTTTTTTAAAAGAACTTATTTTTAAACTAATTTGCGTATTTATTTAAATATTAAATACATAAATTATTAATAACAAAAAAAATGTGTGGAATTTATTTTTATTTGACTTATAATTTTCCAAATAATAAATTATTATTAGAAAGGGGTAATAAATGTTCTCATAGAGGTCCCGATAATTCAAAACATATAATTATTAAAAAAGATAATGCGAATATATTATTTTTATTTCATAGATTATCTATTAATGGATTAAATGAAGAAAGTAATCAACCATTCCAATTTGAAAAATATACAAATATTACAGTTATGTGCAATGGAGAAATATACAATTATAAAGAATTAGCTGAAAAATATAATATAGAATTAATATCAGATAGTGATTGTGAAATTATTATTCATCTTTATAATATTTTACCAATCCAAGAATTTATTAATGAATTAGATGGAGTTTTCTCTTTTGTTATTTATGATGGTAATAATGATATTGTAGTAATTGGTCATGATCCAATAGGTATTCGTTCATTATATTATTCTCAAAAAGATAATTATTTCAGTATTTCATCTGAAATGAAATGTTTAGATTCTTTTTATGAAAATAATGTTACATTTTTCCCTCCAGGTAGTTATGGTATTTACAATATTAAAAATAAAAACTTAAGAATTACACCATATTATAAATTTAATTATAATATTATTCAAGAAGATACATCAAAAATTATTAAAAATATTAAAGATAAATTAGAAAAAGCTGTTCAAAAGAGATTATTATCTGATAGACCAATTGGTTGTTTATTATCTGGTGGTTTAGATAGTAGTATTATTGCTTCTATATTAAAAAAACATAATCCGAATATTAAAACTTTTTCAATTGGATTAAAAGATTCACCTGATGTAATTGCGAGCCAAAAAGTAGCAGATTATCTTAAAACAGATCATACAAATATTATTATTTCAGAAGAAGAAATGTTAAATGCTATTGAAGATACTATTTATCAAATAGAATCATCAGATATAACAACAATTCGTGCATCTGTTCCTATGTATTTATTAAGTAAATACATAGCAAAAAATACAGATATTAAAGTTATTTTTAGTGGAGAAGGAAGTGATGAAGCATCTGGTTCTTATTTATATTTTCATAATGCACCTACTCCAACAGATTTTCAAAATGAATGTATTCGTTTATTAAAAGATGTTCATATGTTTGATGTACTTAGAGGAGATAAAACAACAGCAGGTAATGGTTTAGAAATTAGAGTTCCATTTTTTGATAAAGAATTTATAAATTATTATATGTCTATTGATCCTAAAAAAAAATGTATTACTAATGGTGTTGAAAAATATTTATTAAGAAGATCATTTGAAAATGATTTACCTAAAGAAATTGTATGGAGAAGAAAAGATGGATTTTCAGATGGTGTTTCCAAATTAGATAAACCTTGGTATGAAATTATTGAGGAATATGCTCAATCTAAATATAAATTATCTGAATCTAATATGTATAAAATGTTATATACAAAACATTATCATTCTAATAATATACCATATACTTGGATGCCTAAATGGTCTGGTGAATTAACAAATCCATCCGGAAGACTTATTATTAATTAATTTTTTGTATTTTTTTAATAGCATTTTGTACTTTATTTTCTCCTATATTACAATCATTTACTAAATAATTAATTAATTTTGATATATTTATATGAGATTTAAATAATGGAATTTCATCTGTATTATCATATCTTCCTCTATATAATTTAAATATTTCTATTGATTTTTTATATTTTTCTAAATAATTTTCAGGTATTTTATAAGTTGTATTTTGATCTAAAAATTCTTCTATATTTTTATAATCTTTTATAATCTTTAATGCTTTTACTATCCCAATTTTCGGTATATTTTCACAATAATCACACCCACATAATACACATAATTCAATAAATTTATCTTGAGATATATCTAATGATGATATTATTTTATCTAATGATAATTCACTTATTATATCTTTACCTTTAACACTTTTATCTAAATTATTTCTAATCATTTTCGGACATCCATACACTAAAGCATCCATATCTTCTGTTACTACATAATCAACATATCCAATTCTACATAATTCACTCGCAATCGCTTCAGCTTCTCCTTCTTCATCTTGAATATATTTAATTCCCATTAAATTTAATAAAGTTTTTATATCTTCTATATGTTTTCTAGTCATTCTTGTTGATAATTTTTCATATTTAAGTATATCTTTTTCTTCACTTGATGTTCTTAATTTTTCTTTAGCTATTTCTGCTTTTTTATTTCTTTCTTTAATTAATTTTAATTTATCTTCGGGTGGTTTTCCATCAAATACATAAATTGGTTCTATTCCTAATGATAAATAATTTATCGTTTTATAAAATATACCAGAAATATGTGATGTTACTTCTCCATTGCTATTTGTTAATAATTTATTATTATTTCTTATATTCATTAAATATTGATAAATAAATATACTTACATCTATTGCTACTTTTTTTCCACTTAATTGATATAATTTTTTAGTTTGAATACTATTCTTAGCATTTTCTCTAATTAATTTAGTTAATGATTTTATACCCATTATTATACTTATATATTTTATAATTATCTTTAATATATTTTCAAATTAGTTTAATTCGATTTATTACTTTATTTACTATTTATAAAATAATGTCAACTATGTCTATTATTCTTGAAAAAACTTTAATTAAATTAAAAAATGAAATCAATAATCCAGATAATTCTGAATTAATTGATTCTATTATAGAACCCATTATTCATAAAATTATGTACAAAATATATCCTTATATATTAATATTTACTATCGGATTCGTATCTTTATTTGTTCTTATGTTTTTCTTAATATTAAGAAATATTAATAAATAAAAAAAGAGTTATCTTATAATTAATAAAAAATATAATTTAATTTAATTCGAATAAGCTAATCCACCCATACCACTCATAATTCTTAATACATTGTAATTAACAGCGTAAATTTCTCCCGTTTGTTTATTACCAGTTAATTCCAGAATAGCAGTATCAATTCTAGAGAAGTTACAAGTTCCCGAAGGTTGGTGTTCTTCTGGTTTGAGGGCAAAGGAATAAACACTAATTTTATCGGTCATTTTAGATGTGCGGGCCTGATTAACTAAAGATGTTTGCGCTAAAACTTCTTTAATATCAGTTATATTAATTTTGTCTGCATCGATGGTGCCAGTTCCTTGGATAAGTACTCTATCAAACCAAACAAGTGTATCGGCGGTATCTAACCCTTTGACCGCATTGACTTGTTCTGAGTTCTGTATGCGAGTTACTCTAGCGGTATGTGTGGTAGCTGTAGAGGCATCACTTGTACTGTCTAACCAATTTGACCCATATCCTGTTATTTGGTAAAGACTACCTACCTTAAACATCAAAGTTGCTTCTTCGTCCGTGATAGCAAAGGCGATTTCGTTATGCTTTAGAGATTCACCAGCCACGAGAGTGAGGTCTAATAAACCGGTAGCGGGCAGCCATGCTGAATATGCTGCATCACTCCCGTCGGCCAGCTCAGTGTGACCTACGATCATATTACCGGATCCCACGGCATTCCAGCCAGCATCGCTGCTCGGCGCGCCATCGACTCCGGTAATTGATGATAACGTGCCAGTCCCAGGTATCGTTTTTGTTGTTAAATCAGAATAATTACTAGTAAGTTGGGCAGCGGTCGGTAAATTCTGGCGGGGAACAGCCGTGTGGTAATCAAATGGCTGTCTGAGCTGGAAGTATTCCGGTTTTTGTTCCGAAAATCTGTCGTGACCATTTAATTTAAGTTGCGCCTTGCTGTATGCGTCTCCAGAGCCAGTCGGACACCAAATTAATTCTTTAACCGGGTGATTAAATACTAATTTTTGCGTCGTCTGGGCAACTATATCTTGTTTTTGTATTTGTTCAATTAAATATTCGTGTGACACTTGAGCAAATCTTCTTCTTTCATCAGTATCAAGATAGATGTAATCAACAAATAATAGAAAAGTATCAGTAGGATCTAGACCAGCCTCGGCGGCACTTCCAAATACAAATTGTACTTTAACTTCATGATATTGAAGTGCGATTAATGGTAAAGCAAGACCCGGGTTTCTACAAAACCAGAAATTAAGTGGTACTTGGATTGTCCCAGCCCCACTACCAGCGGTGCCAGCACGACCAATATCACCTTGCATAGATTTTAATCCAATGGCTTTAGATTCTGGAGTACTTAATTCATTCCAAATTTGATTCCATGTGCTCCAATGTTTATCAATTTTTTGGCCTCCAATTTCTAATTCAGCAGTTTTAATTATAGCAGAACCTATACTTCCAGTAGCAACACCGGTTGGCGAATCACAAACAAGATACATTTTGTGAATTAAATCACCATTTCTTGAAATAGTGGCGGTTGCGGTCTGGTCTGGTTTACCAGTTCCAGAAAATGTTTGTGCAATAGCTTCCATTGAGAAGTTAGTGTGTCTACGGTAGACAACTTTAAAGAAAGTAATTTGTGGATTACCTGTAAGGTAAATATCCTGAGCGCCATAAGCGACAAGTTGCATTAATCCCCCTCCCATATTATTTTATAATATAACTTAGAAAATAATTTCAAAAAAAAACATAAATAAAGAAATATTTAATAAATTAATTAGAATAAGCTAAACCACCCATACCACTCATAATTCTTAATACATTGTAATTAACAGCATAAATATTACCATTTGAACCAGTTGGTGGTTCACCAAATTCTAATGTTGCTGTGTCTATTCTTGAAAAATTACAAGTTCCACTTGGTTGGTGTTCTTCAGGTCTTAAAGCAAATGAATATACATTAATATTGCTGGTTAATTGAGAAATTCTTCCGACCTTCAAGAGGCCAGAAGAATTAATTTCTTCGGTTATACTTTTAATTTTCAAGAAATTGTATTTTGTATCTGGTCCTTCCGTATCCTCATTATAAAATTGATCACCGATCTTATCCACGATGGCTTCCGCGATGGAGAGATCCAGTGCTGGTCGTTGATCCCAGAGTTCGGTGTCCACGTACTTCAATCTCTTCTCGCTAGCAGTCTCACCCTCGCCACCGGTAAGTCTCGTGTCATAGCGGCCGTTGTCTAATCCATCGGTGCCTTCATTATCTCCATCGCCATAGATCTGTAAGTTATGTATGTTTTCTATTCTATGGTTAAACCTAACAAATAACCACTTATCATTGACGGCATTATCAGTTGCTGTCGTTACTGTATCACATATCACCGATTGGGAGAGACCATTATTTTTTGTAAATCCATAATTGGATTTGTATTCTGGGTTTAAAAATTGTTGTATAAACCCGGATGTGCCCCGACGATCCCCCGTGGCGACGGTGAGATTATTGTTATTGTCACCGTCCCACTTCGAGACGTACTGATCTCCGCCGTATTTGTTCGGGGGGTTTGGATCTATCGGATAAAATTCAATTGTATAAGTATGATTTTCACGAAATTCTTCAACATCATCTTTATGAAATACATAGAATACTTCATAGTTGGCCAGCACGTTTTCATTTTTGTCTTGAAGTTCTTTCCCAGCCAAACCAACACGGCGTCCACTTTCATTCTCCCAGATGGAGTCCCCGCCGGCGTCGGCGGCCGCGGACGGACAGGGGGCGATGTTGTTGGCATCGGCGGCATTGTCGGCCGGGATGGGGGGCCTTGCCTTCGGAACAAAATTAGTTGGAAAATAAAATCCGGTTTTGGCATTTTGTGCTGCATCTTTATTAAATATACCAAGTCTTAGCCCACCAGAGCTAGATTTAATCATTTTTCTCCTATTAGAAATTGGAAAGTAATTTATGGAAGATTGTAATGAGAAATTTTGTCTTGGTATGTGTGTGTGATAATCAAATGGCTGTCTTAATTGAAAATATTCTTTTTTTTGCTTCTCAAATCTATCATGTCCATTTAATTTTAATAAAGCTGTGTCATAGTTATGGTATTGATCTGTTACCCATATTAATTCTTTAACTGGATGATTAAAATTTAAATATTGAACAACATCAGATACCATACTTTGCATTTGTACTTGTTCTATTAAATATTCATGAGAAACTTGGGCGAATCTTCTTCTTTCATCAGTATCTAAATAAATATAATCAACATAAAACTTTATAGGTGTTCCAGAACTCGCTTTTATTTCATCTGTAGACCCAAAAACAAAATTAATTTGAACTTCATGATATTGAAGTGCTATTAATGGTAAAGAGAGACCCGGATTTCTACAAAACCAAAAATTTAATGGTACTTGTATTAGTTGTTGTGTATCATTACTAATTATTTCATTTTCTGAAAACATTTCTTTTAATGCTAGAGCTTTATGATTTGTTAAGGTTAATTCATCCCATACATTATTCCATTCTTTTGTATGTTTATTAATTAGTTGTCCTCCAATTTCTAATTCTACACTTTGAACAACTTCAGAACCATATCGTAAATTTATAGAATTATTAGATGAAATACAAACATACATTTTATGAATTAAATCTCCATTTCTAGATATTGTACATGAAGCTTCATTTTGTGAAGTACCTATAGTAGCATTACCATTTAAAGTTTGTGAAATTGTTTCCATTGAAAAATTAGTGTGTCTACGATAAACCACTTTAAAAAAAGTTATTTGTGGATTACCAGTTAAATAAATATCTTGGGCTCCATAAGCTACAAGTTGCATTAATCCTCCTCCCATCTTTATATAATAATATCTTAGAAAAAAAAAATAATATTTTAATTAGAATATGCTAAACCTCCCATACCACTCATAATTCTTAATACATTGTAATTTACAGCATAAATATTATAAGAAGAATTGGTTGGCGCTGTACCAAATTCTAATATTGCTGTATCTATTCTTGAAAAGTTACAAGTTCCACTTGGTTGGTGTTCTTCTGGTTTTAGAGCGAATGAATATACATTAATTTTTTTGTCTAATTTAGAAGTATACGCTTCATGAGAATGACTTTGTGTAACAATTTTATAAATAGCTGTTATTTTAATCTCAGCCGGTCCATCTACAACATTACTGTACGAACTTATATCTCTATAAATATTTGTTCCTAATTCAAAATATATGTTCTTGCGCCCGTGAGTGGAGAAATCGGTGCCCTTGGTGTAAAAGTTGCTGCTGATATTAATATCCGGGTTGGTTGATGAAGCCATAACTACTTCTGTTTCAATTGAATCTATTGTAGTATCATGTGGTCCAAATTTTGTACCACTACCAATAATAAGGAGCTTATCATGTACTTTAAGAAATGAACCATCTTCATACTCACCTGCTGTGTGGAAGTCTTTATTGATATTAGATTCGCTAAAATCCTCGAGTTGAAAACAATAGAGCGGCTGCACGATGGGGGAGGCGGTGCCGGCGAAATCTACTCCAGAATTATTGGCTATCACAAACGTGTTGGAATCCCACGGGTGCGAACCGAAACTGCCGGTGGAATTTATGAGAGGGGCGTCCCTGAGTCCGTCTTGCTCCGCCGTGGCATCCGAGCCGACGCCGATATGTACATCATTTTTTAATAAATTATGTACACTTATACGTGTTCGTGCAATATGATTATGTAATGTTAGATTCGTCCTTGGAACTGTTGTGTGATAATCAAAAGGTTGTCTTAATTGAAAATATTCTTCTTCTTGTTTTTCAAATCTATCGAGTCCATTTAATTTTAATATAGCTGTACCATAGTTATGAGTTTTACTATATGCTGATGTCCAAATTAATTCTTTAACTGGATGATTAAAAGTTAATTCTTGTGATCTATCGGAAACGATACGTTGCATTTGTACTTGCTCTATTAAATATTCGTGTGATACCTGGGCGAATCTTTTTCTTTCATCAGTATCTAAATAAATATAATCAACATAAAATTTGAGTTTCGCACTAGTACCAACTTCTAGAACTGTTCCAAAAACAAAATTAATTTTAACTTCATGGTATTGTAATGCTATTAATGGTAAAGCTAAACCGGGATTTCTACAAAACCAAAAATTTAAGGGTATTTGTACCAATCCTACTCCACTGGTTTCTTTACCAGAAATACCGCCATCATCACATTGCATACATTTTAAACCATGTGATTTAGAATCTGGTATACTTAATTCATTCCATATATCATTCCATTCTGCTGTGTGTTTATCAATTTTTTGTCCACCTATTTCTAATTCAACACTACTTATTATTTTACTACCAGTATGAATGTTACTAGTAGATGATGTAATATACATTTTATAAATTAAATCTCCATTTCTAGCAATTGTACAAGATGCTTCGTTTTGAGAACTACTAATACTACCATTTCCATCTAATGTTTGTGAAATAGTTTCCATTGAAAAATTAGTGTGTCTACGATAAACCACTTTAAAGAAAGTTATTTGTGGATTACCAGTTAAATAAATATCTTGGGCTCCATAAGCTACAAGTTGCATTAATCCTCCTCCCATCTTTATATAATATAATATTAGAAAAAAAAAATAATATATTTATGTAAAATATTTTGTAAATAATATCATTTGTTTTGCTCTATGTTTATTTTCAGTTAATACATATTCTTTGAATTCTGATAATGGATATTTATCTACATCAACTGGATGATATCTATATTTATTATTAATATCACGATTCTTTAAATCATTCTTTTTTTTATCTCTCATAAATTTATATCCATTTGTACAAAATACAAATTTATTATTAATTAAAATTTCATTTAAATATTTTAATATATCTTCATCCGTCCAATGTTGTATAACATCTTTAATTATTATTAAATCAAATCCTTTTGGTATATAATCATCATTTACTATTTTATGCTCAAATTTTATATTTTCGTTCTCATATTTATCTTGATTTATTTTAATTATATAGTTAACACAATCTATTCCTAAATATTCTTTATCTCCAAAATTTATAAATTGACTAAATTCCCAATCACCACACCCAATATCACATATAGTTTTTATATTATATTCTTTATTATTTATAATTGATTCTAATAATTGAATATATTTTAATGTATCTTTTGATACATTAGAACCAGACCCACTACCATTTCCCCATATTTTTTTATCGTATATATTTGTAAATATATTTTCCATTAATAATATAAATGTTTTATTTATTCTGTATTACCCCTATTTTTGGATTTATTAGAAATTATATTAAATATAAACAATTTAAATTTTTAATATTTATTAGAACTCCTATACTCTATTTTTTTATAAATTTATTTTTACAAAACAATAATATATGGAAAATACTCATATATGAAAGATGGTTTTTTTTCATATATAAAAGTATTCGTTCTATCATTAACAATGATTACCAAAATAAAAAAGAGAAATATATTAAAAAATACGGATTAATTTATAAAAATACGATTTAATTTATAAAAATACGATTTAATTTATAAAAATACGGATTAATTTATAAATTAAAAATAAATATATATATATAATAATATTATTATGAATTTATTAACATTTTTATATTTAGTTTGTGTATTATTAGTTACTCTATATTTATTCAAAATTTTATTTAATAAATTAAATAATAAAGTTTCTACATTTACTACAAATATTAAATTATCAAAATCACCTAAACCATATAATAATACTAAAATAATGTATCCAAATATTCATAAATCAATTATAGATTGTAGTCAAAAATTTGATTTAGAAAGATTATATGAATATGATAATTTTATATCTGATGAATTATGTGATAAAATTATAGAATTATCTAAACCCTTGATTGAAAGAAGTTCTGTACTTGATAAGGATAATCCAATAGATACTAATAGAACAAGTAGTAATACATTTTTAAAAATAAATGATAATATTAAAATAATAGATAAACGAATTAATAATTTATTAGGTATTCCTATAGAATTTTATGAAGATTTACAAGTTGTAAATTATAAACCAGGACAATTATATAAAGCTCATTATGATGCTTGTGGAAAAAATGATGATTATTGTAAAGAAGTATTTGATAAATTAGGAAAAAATAATAATAGATATGCTACATTTATTATTTATTTAAATGATAATATGACAGGAGGAGAAACAGAATTTCCGAAAAAAAATATAGAAGTTAAACCAAAAAAAGGTAAAGCTGTATTATTTTTTAATTTAAATGATGATTATACAGATGTTAGAGAAAATTCATTTCATGGTGGAAAACCACCAACTACAGGAGAAAAATGGATGTGTAATAAATGGGTCAGATTAAATGAATTATTAAAGGTCTAATTTAGACATTGATTTAAAAAAATATATGATAATGTAATAAAAATAAATGTGCATTCACAAGAATCTCATCAAACATTTTGTAAATCACAAGGATACTTTCAGTATCTTCGAATGTTATCTTTGTCTTATTATTCTTCATCACTGCCAAAGATGTTTTTTTTATTAATTAATCAGAACCGGCATAGGTATCGGTTGTTTCATAAATATGAGTACGAAGATTTTTCTCTTCATACTCTTCTTCTATCTTCTCCTTCTTCATATATATTTTTACTTATTTTCTTCTCTATTATCTAGAAATCTAAACATTCATCTATATCCAAATAAGCAATCCACTATCTTATGTGATGAATAGTCGTTACGTCCCATCCCTCTATCAGAAGGCTGGATTATTAGCAACGTCAGCGATGGTCGTGACTGCATCTCTAGCAATGGTAACTGCAATAGGGCTCATGAGTTGGCAGGGCGCAGATGAAACCGTTGTAACTGACTATGTGCGGGTTCTTTCACTAACATACCTCGCCGCCTCGCTTCATCGTCACTCATTGATAATATATCTGAAATATCATATTTATATACTATAATTAAATATTTAATAAAACAATCATGAATATCTTTTTTAGAATAAAATTCAGATTCTAATTCTTCCATATGTTGTAATTGATATTCTAATAATGGTTGGGTATTTCTTTGTTGTATTTCTCTTGAATATCTATCAAAATGTTTAACAGTTGTATCAGCCAATACTTTTGTAATTTGAATAATCATTGATTTAAAAAATCCCATAGATATTTGTGAAATTGTTTGATGAAAATTTGGAATTTGCTTTAATGAATCATTTAATATACCAAATAATTTTGTTTTTAATCTATTATCACAATTTAAATTTTTATCTATATATTCTTTCACATAACCATTACGTTCTATTTCTAATTTAATAATAACAGATCTATCAAATTTTTGTATTTTATGAGTTGTATTATTTCTATTTATTGGATCAAAAATATTAGTATTATCTAAACTATTATGTATTTTAATATTAATAGTTTCTAATATACAAGGTATATAAATATCCCTCATTTGAGGCACATTTTTACAATCATCATATATTTGTTTTGATGTACTACAATAATTTATAGCACCTTTACAATCATGATTATTTGAATATATACTCTTTAATAAATTATAAGATGAATCAACATCTAAATCAAGTAATCCACTTACTAAATTATCTACTTCTTTATCAAAATCACTATCTGAATCACCCTCAAAATCACTATCTGAATCACCCACAAAATCACTATCAGATGTATCATTATTATAATTATTAGGTAAACATTCTCCATAATCTGTATATTTACAACCATCAATACGATTACATATATCTTCATTATCTGTTCCTGGACCACAATCTGTATCACTCTCAAAATCACTATCATCTGTATCACTCTCAAAATCACTGTCATCTGTATCATTATAATTATCAGGTAAACATTCACCATAATCTGTATATTTACAACCATCAATACGGTTACATATATCTTCATTATCTGTTCCTGGACCACAATCATTATCTCCTCCTCCATCTAAATCACTATCTGAATCAGAACTAAACATTTTCATTTTTCTTCTTTGATCTACAAATAGTTTATCTATAATTATAGCTTCACTTGAATCTAATTCAAATACTTTTAATAATAGTAGTACTTTTTCTACAGCTTCTACTTCTGAATATTTTAAATATACTATTAAATTATTTATAACACTTTCTATATACTCTTTTAAATAATTAATATCCTCTTTATATTCTTTTAATAATAATCTCATATACATACCTCTATTATCTTTATCATGCTCTTTAAATAATTTTTCATCACTATTATATATTATATCTATCTCATCTGGTGTAAATCCTAATATAACTAATGATTTACATATTGATTTTGGTGCTTTTTCTAAATATTGTGTTAATTTATTTTCATAATTATTTATATTTTGATTTTCTATTTTATTTATTGATTTTTTAATACTTACCCTTAATTTACAAGGTAATATATATGAATCATGTATTTCATCCCCTTCTGTAAAACACTTTTTTGATAAATTTTTTGTTGCAAAACAATATTCTGTTCTACTTTTACAATCTAATTCACCTAAAAAAGCATGTTCATCTAATAAACCTAATTTATTCTGTCTACCTTTTAAATATAAATCATCTACATCTGATATACCAACATCCCCTTTATGTCTCTCATACTGTCCTTTTAAATTTGTTGTTGTCATTTCCTTATATTCTTCTAATTTTTTATATATATCTTCAACTTCTTTTTGTGTTTTTTTTACTTTTTCTGTTATGTATTTTTTAGGATCTGATACTATAGATGGTATAATAAATGGTGTTTTTGTTAACCCTGCCTCAATATCTGTTTTAATATTACCTCTTTTTTTAGTAGCTACATTTTTTTTAATAATATCTAATACTTCATCTAATGTTTTATTATTTTTATCTCTAATACTTAAATTCATATTATAATATATATATTATAATATATATATTATAATATAATTGCGAATATATAAAAAAAAATAAATATATAAAAAAAATATATGGAAGATTTTACAATAGGCGATTTAGGTGTATTTTTAGGGACTGTTGGAGGTGTTATAACAAGTATTTTAATTATACTTCAAAAATCACACTGCAAAAAAATAAAAATTTGCTGTTTTGAATGTGAACGTAATGATCCAACAGAAATACAAAATAGTGGAAATAAACCAATTAATCCTCAACAAGTTATTCAAGAACAAGTCCCTAATCTAGAAGCACTTGTTGCCGATGCCCTTGAAGCAGCAGAAGAAGCACGAAATAATAATAACGATAATAATAATAATAATAACGATAATAATAACGATAATAATAACGATAATAACTAAATATTTAATTTAAAAATCTGTTTGTGGACGAGATTCCAACCACTTTTGGACTCTACCTAACTTACCTACATTTTTAACTATACCCCTAATTTTTGGAGTTGTTTCAGTTGCTTTCATAGCTGCTTCCTTATTATCAAAAAATTGAGTAATAAATCCAAATAATACTACATCTGATAAACTGAGATGATATCCAACACTATATTCATCATTATCCAAATTAAGTTCAAGTAATTCTAGTTTTTCAACTAGTGTCTTAGTAAACCATTCTTCAAGTCCTTTTTCTTTTTCTTCACCTTCCAATTTTCTGACTGGTTGATATAGTTCCTTAAAATCACGAACACATTCGCAAATAGCATCAATTCTAGCAGCATCAACATCAGTTGATCCCATTAAATAAAATCTATTTGCCAAAAATCTTTCAATAGTCTTAGATTGCGGAATAATTGTACCATCTTCTAATGTTAGAAAAGGTACTTTATTCAAAGAATTAAGTAATTTTCCTTCCTTTTTATCATTTTCAAATTCTGGCTTATTCATCTTATGAGCGGCCATATCAATAATTTCTAATGGATATCTAAAATCTTCATATTCTTCATTTCCAATTGCTAACAAAATTCTAGAAGTTTCTGCTAGTCCGCGCACATTAAAATAGGTTAGTTTCATCATATTTAATATTAAAATATAATATGAAATAATCTTTATATATATTTAATTTGAATAAGAAAAATCTTCTACTTCTATAAAATAAATTAAACTACTACTTAACCCAACTACAAATGAAAATAAACTAATATAAATACATATACTATTTTTATTACATAATTTATAAAATATTTGGTTTTTATTACTTGTATTATTTGTATTATTTGTTTCTGATAAGTATTTAGTTTTATTCATAATATATATATATATATTATTTAAAAGAACACCCAAATATCTGGTTAGTTCTTTTTTTTTTGCTCTTAAAAAAATTTGAAATTGAATTTGGGTAATTCCCATCACTACAAAACACAGGTACTCTCACTTATACCCCACAGCGAGAATACTTCACACCTATCAACAACTCTAACGCCCCGACAATGACTACCAATGCTGATATCCTCAATGACTTCACCAAGAAGCTCTACGAGTCCGAGTACAAGGACACTCTTCCGTCTGAGAAGACTTTCCAAAAGTTTGTTTGCGAGTTCATCGAAGAACTACCCCAAACCGACCCTTCTCGCAAGAACTCAGGTGGAAGGATTTCTACTAAGCCCGGAGCCCCTTTCGACGACAACCTATGTCGTTGCCGGGCTTGGAACAAGGGATTTGGTAAGCAATGTTCATCAAAGAAGGTAAATGGTGACTATTGCAAGATGCACTTCTCGAAGATCGCAGACTATGGCGGATGGTCTTACGGTCATTATGACGAAGAGGCTCCAACCAAACATCTCTACGACGGTTCTGGAAAGACAACTAAGGGATCCAAGATTAACTGGAAGTCTATTGATGATCTCCCAGTTAAGAAGGAAATTTCCGAGGAAGTCAAGTCGCTCAAGAAGAAGTATGAGGAGAAGCTGGGAAAGAAGCCATCTGGACCAAAGACTAACGTTGCGGAATGGCTCCAGGAAAAGATCGATGAATATGAATCTGAATCTGATTCTGATTCAAAGAAGTCCAAGAAGTCTTCAGACAAGAAGAAGTCTTCAGACAAGAAGAAGTCTTCCAACAAGAAGAAGTCTAATAAGAAGAAGTCTAAGAAGAAGAAGGAGATTTCTCCGGAAGTCAAGGCGATGAAGGAGGAATATGAGGAGAAGCTGGGGAAGAAGCCTCTCGGTCCCAAGGCTAATGACCTTGAGTGGCTAAAGGAGAAGATTGCCGAATTTGAGGAGGAATCTGAGGAGGAGGAATCTGAAGAAGAATCTGAGGTGGAGGAATCGGAGGAGGAATCTGGAGATGACAATACACCTTCTATCAAGAAGAAGTCAGATTCGAAGAAGGTGCAATCTGATAAGGAGACGATCAGTATTAAGCCACTCGAACTTGATATTGACAATTCCCCCGTTGAATTTGAGTTTGAAGGAGTAAAGTACACTCGAAAGATGATTGATGACAAGTGGATTGTTGAGGATGATGATGAGAATGCGGTTGGAGAATGGAAGGAAAAGATTCCAGGCGATAAGGATGACGCCTATATTGAGTGGGAGGATGAATGTTGGGAAGAGATTCATCGTGACCACGATGATTATAACGGCTCTAATTGAGTCAATGTAACCTAAACCAAAAAAACCAAAAAAACAAAAAAACCAAAAAAAAACACAAAAACCAAAAAAACCAAAAAAACCAAAAAACCAAAAAAAAACACAAAAAATTTTTTATGTAATTAATATTTGTTATCTATATATACTTAAATATATAATTTGAAAATATTATTATTTTATAAAATAATAAACAAATGATTACAACATTACTAGAGTTATTTGAAAATAATGATATTCAAGAAAAGTTATTAGTATATTTAAGAAATGCTAGATATAATAATGTTATTCAAGAATATAAAGAAGAATGTTTTAAAAAGTCCCACCTTATTAGAGCTTATAAATCAGCAAGACGAAATATTCATCCGGCACGATTCTTTATAAGTGATAAACCACCAAATATGATAGATGTTTTATTTAAAAATAAATATTATATATTTGGTATTGAATTAAGTCATAATGCAATATATAACTATAATGACATCCATTATAATAATAAACACGGGTTCCATTATAATTTATATTCTGCAGATGATTGTTTTCGTTTTACAAAAAGAATGGAAAAATTTTGCTATAAGAATGGAATAATTGAAAAATTATTAAATAGAAGTAATCAAAATATTATATTAGGATGTAGATATTTAGAAAATTATAATCCAAAAATATTAAAAACTAAAATAAAAGAAAATCTAAAAAAATCTGAAAATCATATTGGTCGGTTTTTAATAGAACTTGAGAATGATTGTTTAAATGATAAGAAGTATAATTTTAATAGTGTAATTGATCATTATTTAATTAATCATAACTTAATTAAAACATTTTAAATAATAATATTTAATTATTAATTTTTTATATTAATTTATTATTTAATTGCTCTTTTATAAATTAATTTGAAAAATTTATTAATTAAATATAATAAATCCTTGTTAAATTAACATATAAAAAGATGGCTGTACTCCCAAACAGACATATACCTGATATGAAAGAATATGAGTATATTTTGATACAAATGTCTAATGTACCTAAGCATAAATTAAAGGATAATGCATATATATGTCAAACAATTAATGATTTGTCAGTTTATACAGCAACTAGATTTACTAATCTACATGATTCATCACATTTTGGATATCAATATTTGGCATTTCTTAAAAAAGAAATACGTCAAAATATGTTGGAAAATCCAAAACATATAAAAATTGAAGAAACAGATGAAACTATTTTGGATAATATAATATTTACAGAATGGACTTGTATTTGGATTGAACCACTAACATCTTCTATGTATAAGCATTTTAATGATATGGTTAATTCATTTAAATTGACTTGTAAACTAGAAAATATATTCATGAATAGTGTATCTATTCAGACAGATAATATTAATCCGATCGATCATATTTGGTATGGATTTAATAAATTTCCATGTCATATTAATAAAATGGCAATGGATAAACTAAAAAAACGACAATTAAAGAATGGTATTGGAAATATTTGGTATGATTCAATTCATTCTAAAATAGAAGTTGATGAAGAAATAATAGAATCAGATTGGTAAAGATATTATTTTAATAAACTAATTAAATAGAAAACAATTTTATTAATATTTTTTTAAGAGCTTATTTTTTAATTTGAAATATTTAGATATTTATTTATTATTAAATTAATTTGGTTATGAGTTCATTAATTGATAGTTATGATGAATGGTTAAAACAATTACAAAATGAATATGATTTTGCTAAAATTTGTATAAAAACTATTAATGATTTTTGTAATAAAATGAATAAAAAAGAAGATGATATTTCTAAAACTTTTAATTTATTTGGTTCAGATATTGAAGGGGTTCATAAATTTAGTAATAGTATATATTCAAAAAATACATCTGATAAAACCGAGCAAAAAATAAAAATTATTACAAATGTTAAAAAATATCTAATATTACTTTGCGAATTATGTGATTCTAATACTCCTAAAACATTTTTAAAATATAATAAACCTTTCCTAATTTTACAATTAATTCATATTACAATTATAGCATTATATAAAAATAAAAAAAAAATATATCCTGAATTAACTGAAAAACAAAAAGAATTAATTAATATAGAACAAAATATATTTAGAAAAAGCGTTAAAAGGGAATATGATGTTATACAATTTGATAGAGTTCTAAAAAAACAAAAAGTAATGCCAGAATTAAATGACCAATCTTATAAAGATTTACAAAAGCATATCAACATTGATAATAATTATAGTCCAGAAATACAACTATTATGTAAATGTCCTATATGCGCTAAATGGCCTTACCATCTTATGACGCCAAAATTACAAGCAGAATATTTACATAATCAAGCACAAGCACAAGAACATATTGAAAACGCTAAGAAAGCCCATCTTCAACGCATTCAAGTTGAAGCACAAGAAAAAGCTGCAAAAGAATTACAAGCCCAAGCTCAAGCCCAAGTAATAGCAGCAGCTCAAGCAGCAGCCGCAGCCCAAGCCCAAGCCCAAGCTCAAGCTCAAGTAATAGCAGCAGCCCAAGCAGCAGCCGCAGCTCAAGCCCAAGCACAAGCTCAAGCTCAAGCACAAGCTCAAGCCCAAGCCCTATCGATTCAAAAAAAATATCAAATAGCAACACAACAAGAAACAGAAGAATCAATAAATAAGTTAAAACGCCAACAACCATCTATGAATATTGAACAAATAAATTCACACTTCTTTAAAATAGATGATATAATAGTATGTAGTAAGTGTAATCATAATCTTAAAGTACCAATAAGATGTAACATACTTAAGTGCCCTTATTGTACCCATGATAATACAGCTTTCCAAGTATTTCAAGCAGATAATAACAAGTCAAAAAGTTGTAAAGTGAAAGTTACACTAAAGAGTGGTAACAATACTGCTACTCAAAATATTAATGTAAGACCCTCTCAAAGTTCTAAAGTTTCTGAATCACTTCAATACTCTTCTATTCAGTATATGAATAAAAACCATTCTAATATTCAAGTTAAATATACTGATAATAAAATTTATGATGCGCATATTATTGATGAACGGGATGATGCTATTAAAATACATTATAGAGGGTGGAATACAAAATGGGATGAATGGATAGATAAAAAATCAGATAGACTGATTATGTCATAGGATAATTAAAATAATAAAATAATAAAATAATTTGAAATAATTTTTTATTAACTAATTATCTAAAATTAAATTATCTAATTTATTATGAATGAATTAGAAAGTAAATATAAGAAATGGCTCGATCAATTAAGACCACATTATAATTTTGCTAAATCTTATATTGTAACTTTAGAAAAATCATGTAAAAAAAATAATAAAGAATTGGAAAAAATAACAAATGATACTGAAAAAAATAAAGTATTTTTTCGAATGAAAATATTTAATTCAGTTAAAGCAGCTTTAAAACTACTTATCATAATGTGTGATGATGATAATTCATTCCAAAGATTATCTCCCAAACCTTTTATAAAGTTAGAAATAGTTCATAAAACATTACAGGGTGTTTATAAAAGAAATAACAGAATATTTCCAGAATTAACCAAAGAACAAAAATCACTCATTTATATTGAGCAAATTCAATATCAAAAAGAAATTAAATTAACAAAACCAAAAAAGAAACAAAAAATACAAAACCCACCAATTCAAAAGAGAAGATCAGACAGAATTAAAAATAAAAACATTACAATTACTTTAAAACTATAAATAAATTCAGACGAAAATAATTTTATTAATATTTTATTAATATTTTTTTTAAGAGCAGTTTAAGACGTATGGAACTGCCCGAATCACATAAAAAATTGTATGTGCCGCTTTGTGTTTTAATTTTTGTGTTTTTTTAATTTTTGTGTTTTTTTAAATTAATCCAAATGTTCTTTAAGACTGGCCATAAATTTCTTGGCCTTAATCTTCTTCATCTTCTTGAAGACTTTTTCGAACAGGACACCGACATCCTCGTCATCTAGCCATTTCAAATCTTCTATACTCTCCACCCCAAGTATTTCTAGGTCTGGCTTGATATCTTGGGCATCTAAATTAGTAATCCAGGTATCTAGAGTTGGGATGATGGTATCAGCAACTGCTTCTGGAGCAGATGCTATGACTTGCACCTCAGGCTCAGGTGCTGGAGTAGCGTATACCACCATCGGTTCTGTCTCTGGCTCCGGGGACGGAGCATGATGAACCGAAACGAGTACCTCCAATGTGTCAATATAACCATCACGAAATGCACTGTGGGACTTTCTCTCTATATGCCATTTCACAATATCCAATGCAGTCTTTCCAGCTGCATATCCTATGTTGCGCGAAATTAACATGTTATCAGCACCGAGTTCTAACAACCGCCTCACAACATCAGAAGCGCCCGCATCCGCTGCATTCATTAATGGAGTCTTACCCCATTGATCCATATTGTTAATCTCATCAATAGAGAATAGACCATATTGATTCCAATTTTTATGTTTCTTGCATGGACATGAACCGATCTTGAATAGAAGTTCCACATACTCTCTCCTTTTCTTCAATAAATCCTTATTTTGCTCATGACGAGTCCTATACTGCTCAGCTCGCGACAGCAAGTGCGTCCTAGCAACTCCCGGAATTGAAGTCCGTATAGCTCTATCAAATCGTTCGACTCGTCTTTTTCCTTTTTCTTCTTCTTCTTCTATTTGTCTGAGTTGACTTTCGTACCATTCAACTGAATATGTTTCGTTCGAAGACATTGTTTCACCTTCCTCAACAGACGGCTCCGGCTCTGGTTCCATCGGTTGTTGAGGCGGCGCGGCATCACCACTGAACCCTCCGCGTTTTATCTTTGTGAGTCGCTCAAGTACGGTGTCCCGTACTATTCCGTCCGGCATTAGCACTGACACCATTGGATCCTCCCCCAACGGAACGTTCGTGTTAACGGAGAACACAGTGACCCTTTGAACAGATCCATCCTGAGCGGTGTACAAGACGGAATCCCCAACAGAGTAGGAAGTCATTGTTTCGTGAGGGTATTTCGTGTTTAGTTTTGAAAATTAGAGGACTCTATCGTGGTTTTAGAGTGTTCTAGAGGGGTTTTTAGTGATGGGGATTAGACTAATTAAATTTCAAATTTTTTTAAGAGCTCTTTTTAAAAATAATTTGAAATTAATGACATTAATTATTATCACTAAAAACTATCTAACATAATATGGATTCTTACCACTTAACAAAACCTAACAAAAATGAATATGATAAGTGGGTTCAGTTTCTTAAACCAGAATATAAATTTGCTAAGAATTATGTTACTACTTTAGAGAAACATTGTACACAAAAGATAGAAGAATATAAAAAAATGGGGAAAAGTGAATCTAAAACTCAATTGTTTAAAGAAATTAAATTAGGAGTTGTTGTTAAGAAACATATGATATTGTTTTGCAATATATGTGAAAATAATGAAAAAACTCAGTTTGAAAGTATGGATAAACCATTTAAAATTCTTGAAATTATCCAAATGACTATTAGAGCAGCTCATAGAAGACAATTAAGAGAATTCCCTGTACTTAATAAAGAGCAAAAAGAATTGGTTGAAGCAGAAGAAAAGGAATTCAAGAAATATTTTCTAAATAAAAAGAATATTCCGATTAGAAAAACAATACAAAAAAATAAAATTCAGAAAAATAATCAACGTGAAAAAGAAAAAGAGAATCTAGCTTATGAAGTGATAACATTACTTTTCTCAATTGCAGAGAAGAAAAAATAATAAACATTATAATATTTTAATATTGATTAATTATAATTTTTTTATATGTGGTTACACTTATTTTAATATCATGATCTAATTTTAATTTATCTATTATATTTTGTTGTGTTAAATTATTATATTTACTGTAATATTGTTTTATTATATCAATTTGCTGTTCTGAATATTTTTTATTTTTTGATTTATTATTACTTGTATAATGATAATTTAATTCATTACCTTCATTTGTTTTAATATATCCAGTTATAATTAAATTATTATGTGTTACATCTAAATGACATTTTTTACATAATGGTACTAAATTTTGTTTAATATTTTTATGAATATAACCAATCATATTATTTTCATCAGCATTTTCTTGTTCTTTTATATGATGTGTTTCTTCTGCTTTATTTATTTTACACACTAAACAATTATCTAAATATATTTCATTATTATAATGTGATTTATGTTGATTTATAATTGTAGGAGATTCATTCTCCAATTCTAATTGTATTTTTTTTGCTTTTGAAATAAAATTATTTGGTAATCCAATAGCATTACATACTATTAATCCATAAATAGAAGGTCCTGAACCATCTATTAATTTTCTATCATAAATTAATTTATTATCTATCATATCAATTTTTAAATGACATATATGCAAATTTTTTAATTTTTTTATAATATCCAATTTTGTTAACTGATGTAAATGAGATGTAAATACAAATGACGATTTAATATCACATAAATACTCTATACCTGTTGCTACTATAGATATTGCTGATATAGTTTCTGTACCAGAACATAATTCATCCCCCAATATTAATGAATTATTATCTGCTTTTTGTAATATTCCATTCAATTCTTGCATTTCAACCGCAAATGAAGATTGTGCTCTAAATATATTATCATTATTTAATATTCGTGTAAATATTTGATTATATGGTTTATATCTAAATTCCCTTGATGCTACATACAATCCAGCTTGCGCCATTATAATATTTAATCCAATTGCTTTCATTAAAGTTGATTTACCACACGCATTTGTACCAAATAATAACATACCATCTTTTTCTTTACCCAATGATATATCATTTGTTATATATTCTATATCCTCATTTATTTTTTCTACTATAGGATGACGAATATCTTTAGCTATTATAAAACCTTTCTCATTTTCATCTGATTTTTCTAATATTGGACAATAATATCCATTTTCTATCGATAATTTTGCATTGTTTGAACTAATATCTACATTTGCTATAAAATTATTAATATTTTTTAATATACTTTTATATTTTGAATAAAAATAAATCATCTTTTCATTCCAAATACTTTTATTTAGATTTGATAATTCTTTTAAATTATTATTTATATTTTTTGATATTTTTTCTATTTGTTTACAAGATATTATTGTTGAATTTGAATCTTTTGTTTTATATGTAAAATCATCTGATTCAAAACTATAAATTACCTTTTCATCTTCATTTTTTACATGAATATTATTTTTATTCTTTTTTAATTTTTCTTCAATTAATTTTGCTCTTTTTTTTGTACAATATATAAACCAACTATTTTTTTCATTAAAATCATATTTTACAGAATATTCTATATCTAATATTTTAGATAATCTAATACTTATTAAACTTAAATTATTTATATTTTTTTCTATCAAATTATCACACTCATCTAATCTATCATTTACTCCATCTTTAAATATTTTTCTTTCTTTATGTGCTGGTGTAGTATTACAATTAAAATTACTAAACAAAAATGTATTATTTATTTCTTCTAAAAAATTATTAAAAATATTTATATCATTATGATATTCTTTATAATAATTATATATTTCTGTATTTTCTTTTATAATTGGTATTAATTTATTTACAAATTCATAAGATATATGACAAGTAAAAAATTCATTTGGGGTTAATAATCCTAATCCCATTTTTCTTAATAATTTTTCTAAATCTGTTATTGCTGATATTTTATCTCTAACATTTTCATAAAATTTATCTTCCAAAAATAATTCAATCTGATTATATCTATTTTGAATTACATCTGGTTTAATTGAAGGATACAATAATCGTTCTTTTAATAATCTTCTACCCATAGAAGTTGAACAATTATTACATATTGATAATAATGATTCATTTTTACCCTTAAAATAAGAATAATTATTAATTACATTTAATTGTCTAATTGAATTAGAAGTTAGAGATAAATAATTTATATCTTGTATTTCTTTTGGTTTTTCAATATGTCTTAATATATCTACTTTATGTTCATAAATATATTGTAATAAATAAATATAAGATAATCTACATTCATTTTTATTTTCTAAATTAAAATATTCTATTGGTGTTACTATTGATTTTATTTCAAATACTTTTAATAATATTTCATTCTGATAATTTATCTTTTTATAATCAAATGAATCATAATGATTTATCTGTATAGAATCATGATATATATCCCATCTTGTTATTATATCATCTTTTGATAATACATAATTTTGTGTCTGAATTAATAACTCTACTGGATTATAAAAATTTATAAATCTACTAATCTCATCTGACCAATAATTTGAATCTTCCTCTGATCTTATCTCATTTATATAATTTATACCTGTTGATAAATCTATTATTGATATACCCACTGATATTGTATCCTTTATTTTATTCACAAATTTCTCTAAATATATTGACATTAAATAATTATTATCATTTTTATTATAATTATTAATACAAGTTCCCGGCGATAATATCTCAGTTACACCCCTCTCTGGATTTGGTGGTGAAGTTGTCTGACTAACAATTACTACTGTATAATTATTATTTAATAATAAATCTGTATATTTTTTTATTCCAAATGATGGAACTCCTGCTTGTAAATAATTATCATATGATACTTCTTTTATTTTTTTATTTCTTCTTGTTACTGCTATTCCTAATATATTTTGACAAATATTATATATATTTTTTTCACCAATCTTTATTTCATCATTGATTACTGCATATATTTCAAAAAATTGTCCTATTTCCATTAATACAACTGTATTTTCTCCATATTTTTCAATATATTCATCTCTATATTTAATATATAAATTTAATATGTGTTGTTTATTATCCATATTTAAAATAATATAATATTTAAATAATATACTATTTAAATCCTTATATATATATATTTAACCTTAAAAAAATATTTTATATTTCTATTTATTAAAAGTAGATTTTTTTGATATCAAATTTAGAAATTTAATAATAATTACAATGTTGTATGTAAATTAATTTGGAGCATTTAGATAATTATTTATATGATATTTGATTAGAGTCATTCCTATTTCATGACCATTAACTAAATAATGATCAGAATTTTTTATAAAAATTACTTTTGATTTACTCCCAAATTTACCATCTTCTAATGCTTTCTTAAATTTTATTCTGTGTATCCATTGATGCTCTTCATCCGCACCACCCCACCCAGTATCAGTATCTATTAAAAATACAGAAATATTTTTTAAATTTTTTATTGCGGAATCTATATCTACACCACCTAAATAAGTAGTTGAATAAGCAGGACTTACTAATATTATATGTTTAACACTATATAATTTATTTGTTGCAGCGGAGTGTAATACTCTTGCTCCTCCTTCACTATGTCCTATCATTACTTCAAAATCACTATTTTCTAATATATTATATAATTTTTGTTGTCTATCATCATGTTCAATACTATCTCCATATGCGATTGGATTTTCTACACTTGTTAATGCAAATTCATATAGTGATTTATGAAATGGATACTTATCAGTAATATTCCAATTACCATCTGAATTTGGTACAAGTAATACTTTTTTATTACATTTACTTTGATTTTCATCTGAAATATCTTGACTACCAACAGTAAATCTTTGTATTTTTTGAAAAGTTAAAAATATAATTAAACATAAAAAGAATATAATTAAATATTTTTTTACTTTCTTTTTCATATATTAAATATATAAATTAAATATAAATTAATTTGGAGCATTCTGTTTATTATCTAATTTATACATATCTCTACTATCTATAATCATATTATCTAATGCTTTCCCTGGAGGGACTAATGGATAACACATTTCAGGTTCAATATTAAATATTCCTATCACAGAATTTTTATTTGTCATTATTTTTTTAATAGAAATATCTACAGTTGATTTATTATCACAAATTATAGTATCTAATCCATAACTTTCCGCAAGTAATTTATAATTTGGATTTTTATTTTCTGTTCCAATTATATTATTATTATGAAATAATTTTTGCCATGTATATACCATTTGTTGTCTATTATCATTTAATATAATTATTTTAACATCTATTTTATTTTCTAATATTGTTTGTAATTCATTACTTGTCATATTAAAAGAACTATCGCCATCTATACAAATTACAGTTTCATTTGGATTTGCTAATTTTGAACCAATCGCAAATGGAACACCAACCCCCATTGTACCTAATGAACCAGAAGTTATTAATCTATTTGGATATTCCCATTTAATATATTGTGATGTCCACATTTGATGATTTCCAACTCCGGTTGTAATTAAAGTATTTTTTTTCATATCATTTTTTGTTAAATATCTATTTAATGATTTAATTACATCTGGACCTTTTAATGTTAATTCACATTCATTATAATTATATTTAAATTGCTCTTTTAAATATTCTATTCTCCTTAACCATACTATATTTACTGGATTTATCGAATTTTGATTTAATTCATTTAATAAATATTTTGTATCTGTATTTATACTCATATAAAATTTATTCGTATTTTCATAATATTTACTAAATAATTTTCTTACTTTTATAATTTGTGCCATAGAAGAATCTATATGAATAATACCATTCCCATTAATAGCATTTAGTGCATATTTTCTTAAATTTCCAGTTGTTCTATCATCAAATCGAGTTCCAATTGCTATTATTAAATCTGCCTCTTGAACAGCATAATTCGCAGCTGGATTCCCATGCATACCAAGCCATTCTAAAGATAATTTATTATTTTCATTATAACAACCAACTCCATGTAATGTTGTTGTAATTGGGATTTTTGTTTTATTTACAAAATGTTTTAATTCATCTGTTAAATGATTACATCCTTGACCTGCTATTATTATCGGTTTTTGTGATTTATCTAATTTACTTAAAATAGTATATAAATGATTTTTTAAATTAAATGGATTATTTATATTATTTATTTTTTCATATGATTCACCAAATATATAATAATTATCTAAATATTCCTCTTCTATTATATTATTCATTATATTTTTTGGTATATCTATATGAACCGGTCCTTTTCTCGCAGACATACTAATATTATATGCTATATTCATAATTACACATATATCATCATCTTCACTAACTTGTTTATTCCATTTTGTACAAGGTTTTGTTAATTCTATAGCATCACACTCTTGAAAAGCATCTGTACCAATAGCATCTGTTGGTACTTGTCCTGTTATAGCAATTAATGGAATTCCATCATTATAAGCATCTTGTAAAGGAGTTATTAAATTAGTAACACCTGGGCCTGATGTACTTATTATAATACCTGGTTGCGTTTTATTTAATGATTTACTATAACCTTCGGCAACATATCCTGAACATTGTTCTGTTGAATTTTTAATAAATCGTAATTTATTAGTATTATTATTTAATTCATTTAATATAGGAAGAATAGCTCCACCAGAATATCCAAATACATGTCTTATATTTTTTTTTAATAAAAAGTCAAATATAAGTTTAGATACTTTTGTCATATTAAATTAATAAACTATATTATATTTAAATCCTTATTTTCAAATTTAATATTATATATAATATTATATATTATATATATAGATATGTCTATTTTACTTTTAGATATTACAAAACAATTACTTGATATGGATAAGATATTATATTTACCGAAAACAAAAATAGTAGTTGATGAAGAATTATTTGATATTTATTTAAATTTAATTGATCATAAAACATTATTAAAATTATCAGAAGAAAATAATTTATCTGATTTAGAAATTATAAAAAATTTATATAATATTAAAAATACAGAAAATTTATTAGTATTAAATTCAGATATAAATAAATTTAATAATATTACAATTGAAAATAATATTAAAAAAATACAAAAAGGACAAATTTATGAAAAAAATGATATTAATAAAATTAAATTAGAAGCTCTTAATAATTATAATAAAAATTTAAAAGAAATTAATGATAATATTCTAAATTTAAAAGAGGAGATAGAAACTATTGATAAAAAATATAATAATTTCCAATGTATAGAAAAATATAAAAAATCTGAATATTTTAATATACTTAATTACATTATAAATTGTTCGGAATATTCAAATAAAAATATTGATTGGTATAATGTTATTTTAAATATTGATGAATTAGATAGTGATTTTAATAATAATGTGAATGATTATATGAAAACAGAAAAATTACCACTTAATTATTATAAAATCAAAAAACATTTAGACGAATTAAAAGATAATCAATATTTAAAAGATATATTTAAAAAAAAAATACTAGAATGTAGTAATAATCCAAACAGATTTTTTAAGTTTTTATATAAATCGGTATCATTAAAAAATTGGAATGAATATTTAAATAATTGTTCTGGCGATTGTTTATTATATTTAAATAAAGATTATAAAGATTTTTTAAAAAATAAAGATATTAATATTAAAATATCAGTAAAAATTTTAATTTTAATTTATTGCGAATATAGACTTGTATTTTTAGCTAAATATATAATATTAGAAGCAACACGATTATATAATAATCAAACATCAACTGTAGTAGATATTTTACAAAAAAATAATAAATTAAAACAAAATAAAAAAAATTTAAAATTAAATAAAGAAATTAAATTAGATAAATTAAAGGATTTAAAACAAAACCATATTAATAAAATTAATAATGTTAGAAAATTAAATACAAAACTTTTAAAAAATAAAAACCAAGAAGGAGGAATTCCTTTGCTGCTAGCAGCAAAACTTTTAAAAAAAGGCAAAAACAAAAAAAACAAAAAACTAAAAAAAGAAAAAGAGGAAAAAGAGAAAAGAGAAAAAGAGAAAAAAGAAAAAGAGAAAAAAGAAAAAGAGAAAAAAGAAAAAGAGAAAAAAGAAAAAGAGAAAAAAGAAAAAGAGAAAAGAGAAAAAGAGAAAAGAGAAAAAGAGAAAAAAGAAAATACAGGAATAAGTAAAATAAGTAAAGCAAAAGACAAACTTAAAAACAAAATAAAAGAAGGAGTGAAGGGTGCAATTAATACAGGAACCAACAGTTTGAAACTTGCTTATAATGTTGCAAGTGCCATAGATAATGATGGATTAACACCAACAACAATACAAAACATAGGTGAGCAACAACAACAAGCACAACAACAACAAGCACAACAACAACAACAAGCACAACAACAACAACAAGCACAACAACAACAAGCACAACAACAACAACAAGCACAACAACAACAACAAGCACAACAAGAACAACAAGCACAACAAGAACAACAAGCACAACAAGAACAACAAGCACAACAAGAACAACAAGCACAACAAGAACAACAAGCACAACAAGAACAACAAGCACAACAAGAACAACAAGCACAACAAGAACAACAAGAACAATTACAACAACAACAACAAGAACAACAAGAACAATTACAACAACAACAGCAACAAGCACAAGCACTAGATTCAATTGGATCCCAAATCCAATCTCAAGGAGAAATAACATCCATTCAATCACAACAACAATCTCATGAAGCACAATTAAATGCAGCGCATTTACAACAACAAGCACAATTAAAACAAATGGAATTAGAACAACAACAACAAGAACTAGAACACGAAAGAAACAAAATTGAACAAGCAAAGGCGGAAGCAGGTAACTTAGAAAAGATAGAAAAAATAGCAATAGACAACTTAAAAATGGAACTACGCGATAAATTTAAAAACTGTGAAATGAGTAGGGATACATTATGTCAGATATTACATGATCATAACCCATGCGACGCAGAACATGGTACAATTTATAATATTGAACCCGATAAAGACTGTACACAACTTGATCCCATGAGCGGCGGCACGGGTGAATATATTAAAGATTACTTTGGTGGAAAAAATATACAATCTAATGTAGAAAAAAAAAAAATTATTTCAGAAACATTAAACATAATAGATAACCCGCTTGATGATAAACAATCAGAACCACCTGATGATAAACAACCAGAACCACTTGATGATAAACAACCAGAACCACTTGAACCATATGAACCACTTGAACCATATGAACCACTTGAACCATATGAACCACTTGAACCATCTAATGATAAAAAACGGGAACCATCTAATGATAAAAAACGGGAACCATCTAATGATAAAAAACGGGAACCATATGAACCACTTGAATTAGATGATAAACTTGATTTATTTGATGATATAGAACCTATTGATAAATTAAAAGAAGAATATGTAGATGTCACAAATTTTTTAATTCCAGATTGCACTGCAATTAGAAATGATATTATAAATGGTAGAATTAAAAAAAAAAATTTTATGTATTTATCTTCTAAATGTGATAAAAGTATTGAGGATATATTAGATATCTAAATATTATTCTATAGAAAATTTAAAATCATCATCATTACAATATTCATAAGTTTCTTCATCTTTATCATCTTCAAACATACTATCAATATCTTGATTCATAATATTTATATTTTCAGGTACATCTGATATTTTAGATATTTCTTCTATATATTTATTTTCATCAAATAATAATTCACAATTATTTGTTCCTGCTTTTATTTTTTGACCCATCATAATATTACTTGAAACGCCTAATAATTTATCGATTTCACCAAATAAAGAAGATTTAATTAATTGGTCTGTTGTATCTTCAAAAGAACATTTAGCTAATGGACCAGAATCACCTCTATTAATTCCTTGCCTATTAATAGATAATAATATACCAGTAGATGTCATTATATCACATAATAATTCTATATGTCTAATATTAATATATGATCCTTCATATTCTACTACTCCCCTTATTTCTTCAATTAATTTAGTTCTAGCTGCTTCTATTCCAAGAGTTTCATAAATTTCTATAATATCATTTGTAGTTGTATTATAACTATCTACATATTTAGAAGTAAATATATCTAATAGATTTGTTCCATCTGTTTCTAATATCCATCTTTTTTCAGATACAATTTCCTTATCTACTAATTTATCTATAGTTTCTTCACTCATAACTATATTTGTTATATTTCTAATTCCTTTAATAACTACATTATCTAATAAATCTTGTTTCATATCTTTAAAAATACTAATTATATCTGTTTGATCATATAATCCATTCATTAGTTTATCTGGTTTAACTTGCTGAAATTCTTTAATTGATATTCTCCCGATTATTATTTTTGAATTTTCATCTGAATATATAAATTTATATTTATTATTTATATCATAGGTATTAATTGCTAAATAAATATCTTCCATTGTTAATCCTTTTCTTAAGATAATATTTTTATTAAATTTTAATCGAATAATCCATGGATTTGTTTCTATAATTTCAGTTTCATTTTCATATTCTAAATCTAAAAATTCTTTATAAATAGATAAAAATTCTTTATCTTCTTCTATACTTGTTTCATATTTATTATTTTTAGGATCAAAATATATATCGCTTTCTGTTACTATATCTCTTAAAGTTGTATATTCTAATTTATTTTTAATATAATCACATATTTTTCTATCTTTACTATATTTTTCTTTTAATATAATTTTAATAGATGGAGATTTTAATTTTTTTGTAATATGTAAAAGTTCCCTTAATCTTGGAATACCTCTAGTAACATTTGATTTAGCACTTACACCAGCAAAATGGAAAGTATTTAATGTCATCTGAGTAGCTGGCTCACCAATACTTTGAGCAGCTATTGCTCCAACCATTTCACCGGGTGATATTCTTGATTTATAAAATTGTTTTATTATTATTTCTAATAATTCATTATATTGTGATTTTGTAATCCTAAATTTATTTATCAATAATTTAGGAGATAAATGAATATTAATTAAAATATGCATTATTTTATTATTTTTAAAATCATCTCTAATATATAATTTTTCTTTTAACTCTTTATTTTTATTAATTATTTCTATTGGAGATACATCTGATTTATTTTTATTATTTAATCCAACTATATTTGTTGTTATTCTATTTATATGCACTGGATAAAATATATTATTTTCAATACTATTATTAAATATTTTTAATAAATAATATTTATCATCTAATAACTCTTTAAAGTTTTCTTCTAATATTTTTTTATAATTTTTTGTCTTTTTCATAACTTTAATTACATCTTCTTCTAATACTTTAGACCAATCAAATGATTTCTCAAATAAGAATTGTTTACACATTTCTTCTGTTGTTAATTTTGGAATAATTAATGGTTGTGATTCTACTAAACAAGAATCCATTCCATCATCTCCATAAATAAATTGGATTATTATATCAGAACTATTTCTTACCGAATAATCATAATTTACTTTTAAATCTTCCATTGCTTTTATCAATTTTCTTTGAATATATCCTGTTTCAGATGTCTTAACTGCTGTATCAATTAAACCTTCCCTACCACCCATAGCATGGAAGAAATATTCTTGTGGTGTTTGTCCTGATATAAATGAATTTTCTACAAAACCTCTTGCTTCAGATGAATCATCATCTTTTGTATAATGGGGTAATGTTCTTTTATTAAATCCTAATGGAATTCTTTTTCCATCCACATTTTGTTGACCTAAACACGCAACCATTTGAGCAATATTCATTGCTTTACCTTTTGAACCTGATTTAATCATTGTTGTAGCTCTATTTCTGGAATCTAAACTAGATAATCCTAAATCACCAGTTTCATTTGTTGTTTTATTTAAAATTGAATTTACTTTTGCTTCAAAATATTCCTGATTTGTTTGTCCTGAAAAATTTTCAAAAATATTAAGATGTAATTCTTGAGTTATTTGATTTATACTTTCTTTTGTTTTCTTAATTACATTATTTAATGCTTTATTTGTAGTTTTATCAGCTATCATATCACTAATACCAACACTAAAACCTTCCATTAATAAATAAT